ACCAGCGTAAAACTCTGCTCCAATGTGGCAAACGTGGTCAGACTTTCATTCGACCAGCTATCCAGCATGTCATTGAGCACGCGGAGCCCAAGCGCAGCATCCTGACTGGCAATCGCCCCCCCGATGCCATAAACGCCGATCAGCCCATAGGCGTCGTTGATGATATCGAGGGCGGTGGTCATTCGCCTGAGTCAATCACTGAAATAGTTGGGTTGGGATCGGCAGGGACCGGATCGCCGGGTGAAGGGATAACGGGAACAGCCGCCGTATTGGCCTGCGCAATAGCGTCACCCAACTCTTGTGCCGATGAATACAGCACGCCGTTATACCACTGTGGGAAAGGCTCAAACGACATCATGCGTCTCCGCAATCTTGCGGGGTCGTCCGCCACGGTTTTTGACCGGGGCATCTTCCTCCGCCGTCCACATATTTGATAGCCGCCTTCAGCTGCGCCATCGCGGCAATCTTGGCTCCGACATCTCCAATCAACCAGCAAACGTGAAGTTCAAGCCTGGGATACCAAGCAAATATCATCCCGCCATTTAGGTCAGGCCATTTGTAAAATTCCGTTCCTTCGGGATGCTTGCCGGGCACTTTAATGCGCTCGCCGCTGCGAATGTCAGGGCCGGTGCCAGTCATGCCGCTTCAACCTTGCGGGGGCGACCACCACGGTTCTTGGCCGGCACATCTTCGCCATCACCAATCGCGGGCGGGATCAGGGGCGGCGAAAGTTCATCCTCTTCCTCGCGGCTGTTCACCAGCACAACGCCGACATACTTGGGGTATTCCAGCGGAACGTAAGCATCAGGCGGGGACGATGAATGAGCGACGGCATATGCGCTGGGATCACAATCACCAGCAAACTTATATCCCTGAGCCTCGTAATATTTACGCTCCTCATCGGAATTGACGGTAACGGGCGGCATACGCTCTGGCGTGCCCTGATAGTCGCCAGTGCCAGGGATGGGCTGGCGTTGCCCGTTCAGCCTCTCCGTGCCGGGGACAAGCAGAGACTGCGCGGCTTTGTATGCGGGGTGAGCCATAGTCACCGGGTAGAGTTGATATTCATCCATCATGCGCTCTCCTTGTAATAGTCAAAAGTGTTGCGGATCGCGTCAACCGCCTGTTGCCCCTGAGGGCTGGTAATGATGCTCAGCGGTGCATCGTGATGCACGCCATCTCTATAAAACCGGGCGAACTTAACACCGCTCTGCCATGTCACAAGATCAACCGTCATCCCGTGAAGGTTGATGTCAGGAAGCAACAAAGGCTCTTTATCTTTCACTCCATAATCAGTCATGGCTATCACCTGCATTAGCAAAAACACCCCCAATGACCATAAACGCCATTGGGGGTGTTGTCATATTTGCCATGCAGACAGCCTAACACGACTGCGGGATTGGATCAATCCTAAGCGCCCGCCTGCAAGCCAAGCGTCACAAGATCGGTGCGGGTTTTAGCAACCATGTTGCTGATCGTCGCAGCCGCAGCCGCGCAGGGCTGAGTGACCTGCGTGCCAGCGCCGCCCTGCTTGATCTGAAAGTTGCCAACCAGATAAGTCTCGGAGTTGGGGACAATCGCCGCACTGGTCAGGTTGGCAAAGGTGATAGCGAGCGTGTTAGCCGCCGATACACGGCAGCCGACAATGCCAAGGCCAGTCTGCCAGCTTGGCTTGTTGATCCACACCGCCGAACCCACAACCAGGCCAGTAACCGTGAAAGTCTGCTCGGCAGTCGTATTCGCAGCCACCGAAACCGGCGCGAAAGTCTGAGAATACAGCACCAGGGGGGCAACCGGGGCCAGACGATAAACGAGCTGGTCATAAGTCAGGCTGGCGGTCGGAGTAGCCCCGGTGCCGATACCGCTGAAATACATCGTCAGCGTATCAGCCGAGATGATCGACAGGGCAGGAACCGCCGCATTGGTAGCCGCCGCCTGAGCCGTCACCTGCGAGGGCGGGCCAATCGGGATATCGCTGGCCAGCGCGCCGACCATCGTGGTGTTGCCGCCCGTCACAACCAGTCCAGCGCCAATCGCGCCAATCGTGCCAGCGTTGAGCGAGAACGTCATGAAGTTGCTGATTGCATCAATGCCAGACAGCGTGATGAAGGTATAAACCTCGGCAGCAGTCGGAGTGATGGCCGATCCGGTAAAGTTGGCGAAGGTGATGCCAACCACGTTATTAGCCACACAACGGATGCCAACAATATCGAGACCAGCCTGAGCGGTTGGCTTCGATACCTGCAGAAGTTGACCAGCCACAACGCCAGTAACCGTAAACTGCTGCTCAATGGTGGTGTTGGCCGCAACCGCGACAGGCGACAGAGTAGCCGTCAGCGAGGGCAGGCCACGAATGGCAACCACCGTATATGCCTGCGAGGCGGTCGGGGTGATAGAACTGCCAGTCGCGTTGTTGAAGTTGACGCCAATGCTGTTGGAGCCAGCAACGCGGACGTTGCCAATGCCGAGACCAGCCTGCGCGGTTGGCTTGTTGATGAACAGAAGATCACCCGTCGCAATCAGCGTGCGGGTAGCCGTCACCGTGCCGCTCTGGACGGTCAGAGACTGCTCAGCCGCCGTGTTAGCCGCCACCGCCGAAGGGCTCTGCGTGCTGCCATAGGTGGTGATAATGCCAGCCTGCTGACCCTGCACCAGCGCAGCCTGATTAGGGCCGCTCGGCTGCACAACCGGCGTCTTGCCAAAGAACGCACCAGGAGCAGTGGTAGAAGGAAAAACAACCTCACCGCCCGGATCGCCGTTGGTGATCTGGGTAGTGGTCGGGACATTCGAGTTGACGGTGGCGGTGACAATGCCCATGATCAGGCTTCCTTATATATGACAGAGAACAACAGTCGGATTGGACAGATACGTATTCTTGCCGTCGATGATAGCCTTGGCAATGTTAGCCCGTATCTCGTCCGCAACCTCACGGATAAGACCCGGCGTCAGAACAACAGGCTTGGGCTCACCGCGCCAGTCAGCCACCACGTGATATAGCGGCGTCCGCATCGGGGACTTCCACCCCTTCGGCATCTTCTTCGCCTCGGGCTTGTAAGGTTCAGACATTATCCGCGCCCTAATTGGTAAGCCGAACTCCTAGGTCATCGTAGAATTGCGTAGTTCCGTATAGGATATCAATTCGAGCTGGAAAAACGTCGTTCGAGATGTCGTATGCGCGAATAATACGCATGGAGATGCCCTTATACATCTCGCGGGCGCGGAAATCGACGCCTTCCGGCAGTTCCAGCGGAACGGTGACGAGGCCGATAGCATCCTTAACAAACGCGATGTTGTTGAAGTATGCGGTGTTGGCGTTGCCGGAAATGACCGAAACACCCGCAAGGTTGGCAGGCGAGGCGGTCGAGTTCTGATAGGCACCAGTCGTGGTGATCGCGGGGAAAATGTTGATGGTGGCATTGCCGCCGCTGTCGGACGAAACCGCCGAAGTGACGGTGAAGTTCTTGAGCGCGCCGGTGGACTGGCGAGGAGACTTGCTGCTCACCTGATACACACCAGCCAAGGTGATGACATCACCAGGCAGAAGCAGGTTGGTCCTGCTGGCCGTCCAGCCGTTGGTGATAATGCTGGAACCAGTCTGCCCAGCGCCGTTGACCACGCCAGAGCCAGCATAGTTGCCGTTGGTGTGCTGCTGGATGTTCTGATCCATGAAGATCATGAAGTTGGCGAGGTTGGCAAGAAAACCCTTCAGGGCTCCCTCAGCAACCGACTTCACATAAACCGCGATGAAAGCATTCGCTATCGACCAATAGGCTTGCGGATTTAGGATTAGCACGCGTCCATCCTGAGGAGCGCCGAGTTCATCCATACGCTGACCAACAGCAGCAAGCGATGCGAACGAGTTGGGCACCGTGCCGGGGGTGCCAACAAGATTGGAGAAGCTGAACGTGTTGGTCAGCGTATCATAGTCGAGCTGGTTGGCGAGTTCCGAAGCAGCGGGCTTGCAATAACGCTCGCTAAACTCTTCGATGGTCAGCGTCAGGTCTTGCGACGAGAACTGAAAGTCAACGTGCTTCTGGTTGCTGATGGTGATCGAAGTGCTCGGCTCGCTGATGTTCTGAATAGACAGGCCCGGCCCCGAAGTCACCGTAAACCGATTTGGCTTGCGAACGGTCAGCGAACTGCCGATCTTCACAAACTGGTTCTCGAATTGACGGTTAACCTTGCCAGCGGCGACAAGGTTGTTTTCGAGCATCACAAGGGTTTCCTTGGTGATGAGCGATGGCGACAGAAGGGCGTTAGTGGACATGGCTTTCCTTTACGTCATTGCAGCAGAGCGCGCCGCTCCGCATTGATTTGGGCTTGTCGGTGCGCGAAATATTCGTCCCCCATCTCGTTGGGGTTTTTAACCGTCTCACCCGAACGCTGGCCGACAGGCTTGATTGGTGCGGGCTTGGGGTTGGAAGCCTTGACCTCTGGAGAGCTCAATCGCGCCTCGATACGGCCAAGTTCATAAATCTGCTTGACAGGGGGCAGCGCATAAATACGCGCGCACTCGTCCGGGTTTTTGCCCAGCCAATAGGATAGATCGGCGGGCTTGTCCGATTCCGCAATCGCCAACGCCATATCTCGACTGATGGGCAGATCGTCGCTAAATACCTCGTCAAAGTCCGAATGACCGGCCTTGAAGGCCTCGACATTGTTGCGGTAATTATCAGCTAGGCGCTCTTGGTTCTGACGCTCAATCTGCTGCTGACGCTCAGCGCGATCCTTCTGGATTGCCTCTTCTTTCGCCTTGGCAATCTGTCCGTCAGTCCACGCATCCAATGCGGCGTCAAACGCATCGGGATTGTCGAAATTACCCCTGACAGGTTTGTCGGCGGGCGGTTCAGCCTTCTTGGTGGTCACAGCCTCCAGCGACTTGGCCAAAGCTGCGTTCTGCTCGGCAAGGGCGGCGGCCTTGGCTTCCGCCTCTCTCGCCTTCGCGCGGGCCTTGGTTACTTCACCAACGGGCACGCGCTTGTCATTGCGCGTCTTGGGCTCATCATCATCGCCCGTAGCATCCGCAGTGTCATCGACAGCTTGCTTATCAGCAACCCGCTCCTCAACCTTGGCATCGTGCTCGGCCTGAGCCTCGTCTGCAGTGTTTTTGGTGATGTCGATCACTGGCGCATCGGAAGTAGCCGACAAGGCAGGGCCTGCCTTCGGCTGGTTTTCGAACATGGCAATGGCAGTCACATCAGTCATGCTGAGTTCCTTGAGGTTTGCACTCTGTGCTGACCCGGCTTCCTGCCGGTAAGGTTGTGGTCATCCGACTAACACCCGAGTTTGCGGCACTCGGTAAGCCAACCCGCATGAAGCGGTGTCTCGTCTATACTCTTATCTTGGTAGGTTTGCAATATCATTGCCTGACCCTTGTTTGCCTTGGTCTTTAGCCATCGCGGCTGTTCTATCTGCCTCAACCTGGCGACCCTCGGCCTTGTCAACAACATCAATAATCGTCTGTATCTTTTCAAGATCAATCTTGGCGTTGGCATCTTCCGACTTCTGGATGACGCCGAGAAGTTTGACCATGAAGTCTTTTTCGATCTTGTCTTTCGCGATGGCCCGATCCTCACCCTTTTCAGCCAGGGCTTTCATCGCCTGCTGCAACTGCACGGTGAGTTGTTTGACATTGGCCTCGAGGTTCTGGATCATCGCCTGCACCTGCGGCGGCACGTCCTTCTGATCGGCGGTGAGGAACTGCGGCGGCACAGCCTTGGCAAGGCGCGTCGCCATCTCTTCAGCTCCATCCCAGTCCTGATACTTGGCGATGAGATCGGCAATCAACTGCGCCGACTGCGGCAGAGCCTTGGCGAAGTTCATCATACTCTCAGCCGCTTCTATCCGGCGCGTGGCGAACGAAGGCCCGGTGGTGGCAGTCACGGCATACTTGCCCAACTGTAGGTTAACCGTTTTCATCGGCTTCTTGTCTGCACCCTGCGACACCTCGGCATGGGCTTGAGGGGCATGTGGATCAAGCTGCACAACCTCTTCGCCGTCATCCTCGCGCAAGATCGTTACAATGCGGCGCTCGTCGTAAATCTTGGGGATTAGATCCATCATGATCCGCCCGCCATGGCGCAGTGAACGAAGTAGGTTATCGATGTAGTGATATGATCCAATATCGCTTGACCTGCGAAGCTCGCGCACGGCCACGCCGCTTTCGTCATTCATGCGCTCTTGCTTGGACGCATCAAATCTAATGCCCGTGGTGGACATCATGTGTTGCTTGCTGTTCTCCATGCCCTGCTGAATGCCAGCGGGCACCCCGGCAAAAGGCTGGCGCTGAGGAGGAGGAGCGGGTTTGCCAGATACAGACGTTGCCTTGTATGACAGGTAAGGCATAGGTTTGGTGTTGGCGCTCTTCCACTGGCGCTCATGGCCTTCAATCTGGCCCTCCTCCACCAGCCACGGGCTATTTGGCGCGAGGGCGACTGCCTCGGTATTCTTTGTCTCCCAGTAATTCAACATACGCTGAGCATCTTTGGCGTTGCGGATCAGTCCGCCAACCTTCACATCGCCTTCAATATCTATCTCGTTGCCCACAACCTTGACGATAGGTATCCACTTGCCCAACCAATCCGAGCGATCAAGAACCTCAACACCCGTAACCTTGTAGTATTTGACCGTAGGACATTCAGCCTCGCGCTCCTCCACGATCCTTGCGGTCTTAGCTTCGATCGCCTTGGTGACGCTATCGTTTAACTCGTCTTTCCAACCAACATGACCATTGTCCAGGCGCACCAGCGTGCGCATCTCGGTCTTGATCTCGTAATACTCGGAAACCCGCACAGCGTCCTTGCCAGACCAATCCTTGAGATTTTCCCCCGCTCCGCCTTCGAAGAAGGGGACTGGCTGCGCGTCGGGATATTCCTCTTCAAAATCCTCGCGCGGCACCATCTCCGTCACAAACGCATAGCGCGCATCCGAACCGTCAGGCTCCTGATGGTATGGGTCAAGGTAGACCGTGAAAGGGTTGCGCACGCGCTTGATGACGATAACCTGATGAAAGCTGTCAGGGCTCTCCCAATCGGTCAGATACCGCCAGTATCCCCATCCGCTCGTTACAGCATCATCAAAGGCAGTGTCATAAGCGATGTCCGCCGCGCAGTCCCGCTCAATCTTGCGGTTTAGACCACGGAACACCTTGGCCGCCTCTTTGGATGCCTTGCCGCCATCAGGGCTAAAATTGATCGATGGGCGGTTCTGGCGCTGCTCGTTGACCACCTGATTAACGAATGTGGGTATCTGGTTGATAGTCAGACAAGGGCGCTTGTCGGTGTTGCGCTGAGCTGCCACATCAGACGGCCATTGATCGCCAGCCTTGAACTTGCGATCCTCTAAAGCAGCCTTGCGATTACCACTCTCACGCTTGACGCAAAGCTGCATACGCTTGCGGATTTTATCCAGCAACTTGTCATCATCAACATCGTCTTGCTTGTCGCCAAGCATCTTGCCCTTGTCATCGGACGGGCTAAGAGTGGTGGGAGCAACCTTGTTCATCGCTGCGTCTGTAGGTGGCAGACCAATCTTGCCGCTGGGGCGTGGGCCAGATGCATCCCATGCCATCAGATCACTCGCACCAATGCCATGACGAACATCAACACAACTACGCCAGCCGCGATAGCCGCCGAGCCGAGTAGCCCTGCGATTGACCAGCCAATAACCCGCGCAGGTGTCATCTGATCCTTACTTCCCCCGGCGCACAGCCAGCTTCAATAGCCTCAATACAGGCATCAATAGCATTTTCACGCCGCTCGCGATAGCCCTTGCCATCTCGCTCCACAATCATGAAGAACTCTGCCCCGTGATCATCAGCAACAGACACTCTAGCCACATAGGCATCGCGGATCGGGCAGTAGTATTCGTACTCGCTAAAGCGCGTCATAAACTCATAAACCCATGACCTCGCTATCGTAATCAGTCCACTTAATTCCCATCGCCGCGCAGAGCATCCGCTCTACCGCCGTCGCAAAGCAATGCTGGTCAACGTAAGGCGCGGCAGGATCGTCTCCCGGTTCCCCTTCGCCTTCCCACGGCAGGTCAAAGGCGTCAACTTGCTCGGCAGTAATGCCCGCGTGCTGGCACAGAAACACTTCAACTAATTCATGAACAACAACAAGCTGCTCATATCGCGGATCAGACATCTTGCTCACACGAATATGCATCGTGTCGCCGTCTTGCCACCAATCGCCGCAAGTATCGTAACGCTGCTCGCTGTGCGGTATTGTCTCAATAACTACTTTCATCTTCATGATCCCATCCATGCTGTGCCAGGGCTATCGTCCGCCCCGATAGTGTAAAACTCGCGTCGATCCTCATCCTTGCGCTTGATCTTGGGTGCCTCATAGGCAACGCACATCAACCCAAAAGCATCAGCGCCGTTGCTCGACCAGTCATGATCCGGCCCCAGTCCAATCCCGCGCACATCGTCGCGCTTTTCATGATACCATCCCAACGCATCACGTCCAGCTTGCGTCGTGGCATCGTTAAACCAGATCGAGCCAAACAGCCGTCTTGTCGTATCCACCCGGAGCATCGCCGCCCCTGCACCCTGATTAGGCACCAGTAGCACCTTGAAGCCAGCCGCCTTAAGCGCGCTCTCATAGGTCACGTCAAACACCTTGTCGTGCTGTGCGCCGTCATGCGGGATGATGCAGAGCGCATCCTCGTAGCCATGCTTGCGCAGCCATGCGACGTGGGTGGCGAGCGGCTGGCCCACCGCCTCGTAATAGTTCAGCACGTTGATGCTCTTACCGATAAATTGGCATATCCAGATGCTCACCGCGTCAGCCTTGGCCCCGGTGCCGCCAATGTCCCACACCGCTCTGATCGTCATCAACGGGTCAGCGGCAACATGGGTAATGCGGCCCTCGCTCTTGGCTGAGGATAGCTGGGTGGCGTAATAAGCCCCCTTGGCCACCCCGATATACTCACCCTCCCACACATGCCCATAGGTATCGGGGTTGTTGACCTGATCATACAGACGCTCATCAATCAGCGTTTGTGGCAGCCAAGGGTTATCACGCCAGTTGGCCTCAACCACCACAGCACCAGCCGGTAGATTGTCGCCACTCAGAAGAACGTCAACCGGATCAGTCTTGCGGCGGCGGTTCCAGCTGAACCACAACTCAGAGTCTGGCTTGCGGATCGTCGGGCGAAGTATCTCCAGACTGCGGGCGCTCAGCGTCTCGGCCTGTTCCACCCACACCCAATCGAGTCCCTCGAAGGACATGATGCTCTCGGCGGTGTGATCCTGCATACCCACATAGCTGATCAACCCTCCGCCTGGTGTCCGTGTCTCAGTGTTCAGTAAGCCAAACTGGCCGACCACACTAAACTCGGTGATCTTGTCCTCTATCAGACGCTTTGCCGATTCTCTCAGGCTCTTCTGTATCTCACGGACGCATAGTCCACGTGTGCCGGGGCGCATCAAACAACTCTCGACTGCGAGCCCTGCGAAGAAATGTGACTTGCCTGATCCACGCCCACCCCGTGCGCCCTTGTAGCGGGCTGGGTATAGCAGCGGCTCGAAGGCGGCTGCGGTTGGGATGTTGAGAACGGTCATGGCTTAACCACCGTGCGCTTAATCTCATGCACATGCTTGAGCGGTGCGTCGTCGTCGCCCTTGTGTGTCGTGGTAGCCAGCTTGGGGTGAACGTAGGGAGCGGCGGCTGTTGCGGCCTGCATCCTTGCTTCATGCTCTTGCGTCTCGTCGCGCAGTGTCTTGAGCATGTATTCCAGAGGGGTGATGCCTTGCGCGGCTATCTCGGCCTCTTTTTTCAGGTTGGTCTTGTTTCTTGAGCCTTTTGGCCGCCCCTGTCCTGATGTGCTAGAGACGGCCATAAATCGCCCGTAGTTTGCGGCTTACTTCAGCCATCCAGATGGGGCGCGACCAAGGGTGTGCGGCTCGGTGGGGGCGCTGCTACCAATGGCGATCTTGCTGGTGGTGGGACGCGAGCCAGAGCCTACGCTGGTGCCCTGCTTGGGAGAAGATGCCTTGACGCCGCCAGTGGTGGGCTTAAGCATGTTTGTAAATCCTCGACTTGGGTTGATGGGCGCATTCTATCATATGCTTTTGCTTTCGGCAAGATGCCACTTGCGTTTGCTATATCACTCTAGCACATCACCCCTGTCTGCATAATCTCTCCACCCATACATAATAGGGCCAGCCGCCTTAGGGGTATGTTAGTGCCAGAACGCAACTCACAATAGAGACTACAAAGATGGCGGCTATTACCCAATGTTCAGGGTAAATGCGCATAAATCCTCCTGTAGTGTATCCCCGGCCCTGTTGGTAAAGACCGGGGATAGTGGCGTCATGCGATGGGGGCTTGGCCTTCAACGGGAGCGACTGGCTCAGTTGCAGTAGGATCGGCTGGGACCGGTTCTGCGGGCGCTCCCTCAACAGGAGCAGGTGCGGGCAGAACAGCCTTCACGCTGGCAGTCAGCGCGGTGATCTGCGCGGCGGCGGCCTGATCGGCAGTGGCAACGCTGGCTGCGTCACTCTGCGAGAGCGTGGCGTAGGCGCTGGTGAGATTGCCAATGGCGGTAGTGAGATCAGCCAGGGCGGCGTTGGTAGCAGTCAGTTCAGCCATGTAGATTGCCTTTCGGTGATTATGGCCCCGGAAGCGGGCAGCAAGATAGGTGATGAGCATGGTGAGATAGTAAACCATCTTTCATCCTTGCGCAATCATATGGGGTAAATTGATCGATCACGGCGCGGGCATCACATTGCCGTCGCCGTCACGGATCAGCGCGCCACATTTAATACCAATGCTTACCAAACTATCACTCAGTTGGTCAACATCAGCCTGTGTTAGCGCGGGGCACTCATAGGCGATGATGGGCTGATCTGCCCGGCGGGCGGAACGCTCCCGCAAAGCAATCTTGCGAGCGAGATGGCGGCGGCGCGCCTCGTCATCATCCCGCCGCCAATCAGCGATAATCTCAAGGCATTCCGCAATCGTAGGAAACCATTTGAGCGAAGATGTGGCCCGATCGGCAAGGAAGCTAATGGCATCGCGGGGATGGCATCCAAGCTGGCGACGGTAGGCAGCGATGAACAGTTCCCCGCTCACATCGTCCAAATTGCGCTTGGGCACGCAGGCCAGCATGATCCGCAGGCATTGGTCAAAATGGCGGTCAGAGCATGGCAGCGGATCAGGGAGCGGGGAGAGCGAGATAGCCTCCACCCTCGCCAAAGTCGTGTCGTCCAAACGGGACGGAAGTGTCATCAAATCCAAGTCGTCGATCGAGGGCCTTAACTGCTCCATCGCGGCGGTCGATTGATGGTCGGTCATTTTTGGGTGTCCACTTGGTCGCGTTGTTGATCCACGTTCGGAAAGCAGCTTGCCAGTCTTTCGATGTGCGGCCCTTGTCGGCGGCGTGATCGGTGAAAGCGGCTAGCTCTTGCTCAAATCTGCCCGGTGGCCAGCCGTCAACGGTGCGCTGGGCGGCTGGTGTCAGGATTGGCTGCCAGCCAGAAGGCAAAGAATGAGCAGGCTTCGCGCGCGTTGTTTTATCTATTGGTGGTTCTTGATGGTTAAGTGATGGTTTGGCTGACACTGTGTCAGGGGGGGGCGGACACTGTGTCAGGGGTTGTGTCGTCAATGTCAGGGGTGACACTGTGTCAGGGGTGACTTTGAAGACACTGGATGTCCCGTTGCGCTCCGTTATCTGAAGGAGATTGCGGGCCTTCAGATCATTGTATATCCGGCGCACAGATCGTTCGGTGAGGCTGCACTTGCGCGCGATGGTGGAAGCCGATGGCCAGCACTCACCATGATCGTTGGCAAAGTCACACAGGCACAGCATCACCATTTTGTCGGTGATGGGAATATCCAGTTCCCATGCAATGGACATGAGACGGATGCTCATTTACGCCCCCTAGCCAACCGTGCCCGAGCGATCCGGCGGGCATCCTCTGCCTGCCTGTCAGCCATCTCGACCGTGCGGTGACGATAGGAAAAATGTGCTGGCGCGGCGCATCGGCCACTACAGGGATTGAAAAGCCATTCGCTTGCGGGTATTGTTTTCATGTCAATCGGTGGCCTTCCGACGCCGTGTTGATAGGGTGGGTCGAGCGCGGTCAACGCTCCCCACCCGCCCACTTTATCAAACCCAGCCCCACCGGGCAAGAGTCTCGTCCACATCGGCAAGGCTGCGGCATACCGCGTAAAGATGGCCCCAATCGGTCATCCAGCGCTGCACAGATCGTTGCGTGTCCTGTTGATATTTGCCCTCGCACTTGACCTCAATATGACCAATGCGCGAGCGTGATCCATAAACGATCAAGTCTGGCATACCGGGCAGTAAACCATCCCGCTTGAGATTGGCCATTTGGATTGATCGCTCTTTTGAGTCACCCTTCAATATGGCCCCATTAGGCACGGCGACGGCCTTAAATCCTTTGGCGGCCAGATATTTGAGAATATCTCGTTGAAGGCGGGTTTCAGGTCTCATTTTGACCTCATGTTGAATGCGCGCTCACGCTCTGTCTCGGCTTTGCGCCACTCTCTCATGTAAAGCAGGCTGGTGAGTCTGTCAGCCTCGTGTATTTCAGCGTCAGTCAATCTGCGCTCAAGTCTGGCTGCGTCAATTTGTCTCAACCGCCGCGCCAGATCATCGGGATGCAGCCACCTCCTCACGCCAGACCCCACACCTTTGCAAACCTACCAGACGCATTTTTGCGTCGCCC